ACGACGTGGCTTGAGTTGCCCGGTTGGCATAGAGATAGTTTGCCAGTAGGATCACGCCCGACACCATACGGACCATACTTCGAGGCACCAGTGTCCTTTGGTAAACGTCTCAACACCGAAACTCTTTACCACTCCCTTGACTCGCTGCGGGAGAGGGATACGCCGAAAGATAGTATCTTAGCGGATCCACTTCTCGTGGATTCAATGATTCGCTCACTTCCACCAATTGATCCGCTACCCGACAGTTGGTTTTATCCCTCACCCCCGCCCTGCTCTGTCTGGGTGCCGGGCCACTGGCAGAAAGGTGGGAAGTGATGCAAAACATACGCCGCATGTCTAGCGAGGACCGTGTTGATGCAATACAGCACGATTATTGGGATACCTGCGAAAGCGGGTCGTGTATTTCAATTTATGTCGTTAGTACAGGCGATCAGGTCTGCACTTGTATGTTTGGTCCATACTATGAAATCAATCAGGCGTGTGTTAATCGCCTAGCTCGTAGCCGAGCTGCTGCCGAATGTATTGTGACAGAACACAATCGTATTATCGCGGAGGCATCGGATGAACAGTGAGACTGGGACCGAAGAAGCAACCGTTACATCGGCTCAGGCGCTGATAGAGCAAATCGACGCCCTTGGCGAGGTGGCGGAAAAGTCGAAACTCCGAGGGACACATCACTCTTTCGATCAGCATTGAACTGCATGAAAACGCAATCCCCGCCTACACACCTGATGACATCCACGAAAGCAGAGAAGGAGCCGAGGAAGTCGGGAGCGTAAACACTGAGCATAAGGATCAGGCAAATGGAATTGCCGGAAATCATCATTGACGGGACAATAGTCAGGCTGCCAGGGTCGAATCGAAAGCGGTACAAGATCACCATCGGCGGGCAGGATTTATTTGTTCAAGGCGCAGTTTTCTGGTTGCTGGCGTTGCTGGCATTGGTGCGGTACAAGCCGCATTTGCTTGGTTGGATTCACAAGTCAGAGCTGTATCCAAATCATCCTGATCCCGCAAAACCAATTCATCATGCAAGGATTCACGTGAGGGAGCAGATCCCAGAATTGGACTGGCCAGTGATCGAGAATGATCGACACGGGTACTATCGCCTGGCGACTTTGCCCGATCGCATACGATTCAGTAATCCGGCGGCTCTGATAGAATTTGGCGACGCAACGATAATCGAAAGGTATCTGAGGAGTAGGTGAAGTGATGAAGACTTACTATTTGGTGTTTACGGCTCGGTGGCCCCCGGCGGGGATGAATGATTTCTTTTGGAGCCGAGCTATCTGCAACCGTGGCCACCTGTGGGTTTACTATCCGACTTTTGTCAGGCCGCCAGACCGATATGTTGGCGACTGATTGGGTAATCGCTATGGATAAGAACTAAGCATGATGCAGATTTCCTCCTCCGTGAATGCTCGTGGTCCTCCGACCGGCACTCAACTTGTTAGCACTCCAATTGAGCAACCTCTGCGGTCCGCACTTCAATGCGCGGACCGCTTTTCTGTGTCACGTGAAACCTCACATTATGAATCTCACATTCTGAATGTGATACATATCTATTCAACAATTCTGGTAACGAGAGGGTGAGACTGGCACCACAACATAACTGTGCGAGAGCGATGTTACGTGATAAGTCAAAGCCAAAGAAGCGAGTACCGAAGAAGGCCGGCAAGAAAAAGGGCGGTCGTCACGGCGGTAGTATGCTCGAACGCGCGCTGTATGCGTGGCATCAGTTCTATCGGGCTGGCAAGGAACAGAAGTGGGTTGCCAAGAAACTCGGCGTCCACCGAAACACGGTTAGTCGCTACATCGATCTCATCGACGAACAGTTCAAGCAGGCCGGTGTCGGCGAGTCTCCCGATGATTGGATGGCTCGTTGCATTACTCATGCTCGTGATTCCGTCGAGCAGCATGTCAATCCCAGCAATGCTCACGACAAGGACTTCGCTGGCCACAATCTCGCAGCCAGCAAGCTCGTGCTCATTACTTCTGGGGATCTTGAGGACAAGCAGAAGCACGAACACAATTTCAGGGACAAGTCAACCGATGAGCTTATCTCAACGTTCGATCAACTCGCCAGGCGAGCTAAACGCCTTGAAGGCGGAGATGACGGCGATAACGGCTGAGTTAGAGCGGCGGTACAGTCCGAGCAGTATCGATTATTTTAAGCCGACAGAGCCACCGAACAATGACCAGAAAGCCTTCCTTCACTCTCCAGCGAAAATCCGGATAGCGTCTGGTGGGAACAGATCCGGCAAAACGCATATTGGCGCCGCCGACGTCGTGTTGACTCATCTTGGAAAGCACCCTGTCCGGAGTCAGAAGTATCAACCACCGATCTATGGTCGATGCGTTGCGCCGCACTACGAGCGGGACTGCATGAAGGTAATGGCCGCCAAACTCAGGGAGATGATCCCGTATCACGAGCTAAGGGGATCGTCGTGGAAGCGTGCCTTTTCGGTCAAGGAGAGCACTCTGCACTTCGCCAACGGTGGTGAAACGCAGTTCCTCTCTACAGAAATGAAGCTCAGTAGTTACGGTGGGGTCGCGCGGCACTACGTTTGGCAGGACGAGCACTGTCCGTACAGTTATTTCGTTGAAAATCTGGCTCGGCTGGTTGATTACAATGGCTATTTAATCAATACCTTCACGCCGGAGTGGGGGCGTACCTGGGAGTTCGATTTCTTCGAGAATCCGCCGCCGGGCGTGACGGTGGATATGTTCAAATTCTGGCAGGAGAAGAACCCGTTCTTGGATCCCGAAGGTGTTGCGACAAACCTTGCGGCTCTCTCCCGCGATCCTGTAATGCTGGAACGGAAAATGCACGGCGAGCCAGGCACGCTCTCCGGATTGGTTATCCCGCAATTCGATTCTCGACACCATATCGTTCCTGATCGCAAGATTCGGAAGGACGCTTACAGGGTCTTCTGTATCGACATGCACACGAAGACTCCGTGCGGCATGGTCTGGGCTGCCTGGGAGCCTAACGGCAAGTTGATTATTTATCGCACGGCCAAGAAAGCGATGACGATCCCAGAGTTGCAGGACTTCATCCGCGTCCAGTCGTTGCACGATGGCAAGATCAGTCTATGGCTCGCTGATTGTTCGGAAGGCGGCAACAGAGACGCCACCGATATTCGTGGCAACCATCCGCTGGTGGTCGAGCTTGCTAGCGGGCCGAACGGCATTCCAGTTTACCAGGTGCCGAAGCCGAAGGGGTCTTTCAGCGCGGGGATCTACAAGCTGCGAAGTCTTTTCGCCGTCGACCCGATGAGTGGCGACGTCGATGTCGAGATTTTCAAGTCGTGTGACTATCCGGTGGAGTGGTTAGGCGACGGCAAGTCGCACGGCTCGCTGCCTTGGGAGTTGGGTCAGTACGCTTTCCGAAAAGAGACCAGCACCGACGAAGAGATCCTGCGCGAGAATGTCATCCAGGTCAACGAGCACCTAATCAGTTGTACTCGCTACATCGTGATGGCTGGGCATGGAACTCAGGGTAAACCGATCAAATCCTATTACGACAAAGGCTGACGGATGGCGCAGTCAATCACAGACGAGGAACGGGAACTACTCAACGCCGCTGACGACGAGCCATCAGGAGCTGCTGTCGAGCATCCGTTTCTGGCCAAAGTCCGCTTGCAGGTTGCGCGGGACTTCAAGGACGCCTGTGATTTCTGTGACGGCTGGCATGAAAAGTGCGCCGACATGTACGCGGCTTATCACAACGCTCAGGACTACACGAGTCTCCGCAAAGACCACAAATTCCCGGTGCCGTTCATGCAGAAGACGGTCGACCAGATTGTCTCGACCCTCAAGGATAAACTGTTTTTCGGGGCTGGTTCTCCATGCCGCATTGTCGGCCGCGAAAAGCAGGACAACCAGGACGCGGTCGCCAAGGATAACATGATGCGCTACCAGGACGAACGGAACGGCATTCGCCGCCTCATGTCCGCCTGGCTTAGGTCTGTCGCCCTGGATCGCGTTTGTGTGGCTCAGGTAGACTATGTTGAAAAGAAGAGGCCGGTCTGGGAGAAGGTCCCGGTCTACAAGATGCTGATGGATCCGAACACTGGTATGCCCATTGTCGACGACCGCGGCATACCTATTCCTGAAATGGATATGAATGGCCAGCCTGTAGTGATTGGCGAGCGGTGGGAGCGAAGCGAGCAGACGGACTATCTGGGCGCCTGGTGCAAGAAGATCGATCCGCAGAATTTGTTCATTACGCAGGACAAGCGCGAGATCGACGACCCGTTCCCGGTGATGGTCCAATCGTTTCACGACAAGCGGCATTTCTACGACGAAGAATACTACTTCAATCAGGATCAGATCGGCAAGCAGGAAGGCCAAGGTTCTCCGACTTCAGAGGATCCTGCTATCAAGAAAATGCGACAGCGCGGATTTAGAGCCGAAGACACCAGTGCTCGTCGATCTCATCATCTGATCGAGTGGCAGGCACCGGTCAATAAGCGTGAACTATACGACTGGATGGCCGAGACTGGCCGGGGAATAGAGGTACACACGCCGGGCCGGTTGTATATCGATACCGAGGCCGACGAAATGATCGAGGTTGAGGGTCCGCGAGATACGTGCTGGGCTATTGTCGGCGTCGTCGATGCTTTGGCGGTCGTCCGCTGTGATCCAACACCGTTCGGCATCGATGGTCCGAACCTCGTGGTCGGCGTTATCACCGCCGAGGATGAGGGAGTTACCGGTGTTGGCCTGGCCGAACGCATCGAGGCTGTTCATTATGGTCAGCAGGAGTTGATGGGCTGGTGGTTGGAGAATTTCAAGCAGTGCGTCAATAGCGGCTGGGGCGTTGACAAGACTAAGTGGTGCGATGAGAATCCGTCGGTCAATACGCCTGGCGGTGTCTTCCAATTTATGGGCAACCCGAGGGAAGCGATGGTTCGGATGGGGCCTGACATGATCTCGCCTCATATCCTTGAGGGCATGGAGCACCTTGAACAAATGGGGCAGGACAGTGTGTCGACGCAGGACACGATCTCAGGCAAGGGTGATCGGGCCACCAACACCGCGACAGAGACGACCGCGGCCTTCCAGCAGGCGATGCTCAATATCTCCGAGTACCTGGAAAATCTGGAAGCGACGTTCATTATTCCGGTCTGGCAGTTACGAAACGAAATCAATGCTGCCCTGATCGACGAGGAGTACGCTTACCGCGTGCTCGGCAAGAAGGGACGCGAATGGCGGAAAATCTCACCCCACGCGATCAAGGCTGACGTCGATTTTGTGTGTGAAGGATCCAGGCGGGAAGCTCAGAAGGCTGTTCTGTCTCAGCAAGTAATCGAAGTGGCCAAGGTGGCGCCGCTGTGTGTCAGTGCCGGGCAACCAGTACGCATAGACAAGCTGATCGGTAAGCTGTTGAAGGGCGGCTTCTCGTGGACCGACGACCAAGTAGCTGAAATCTTTCCGTTGATCGCGGCTGAAGAAGAGGCGGGCGGGGAGTCTCAATTGAACAAGTTACTCGCTGAAAACGCTGTGCTATCGCAGGCAGTACAGCGAATGCAGATGCTCATGATGGGTGGCGCTCAATCTGGCGCACCTGGTCCGGCCATGCCTGGTGGTGGTGGGCCGTTACCTGAATCAACAACCGAGGCGGAGGCTGAAGGCGCCATGATGCAGCGCTCCAGCCCCAATGCGTCTTCGGTAATGTGAGAGGACTGAATCATGGCTAAGAAAGCCACCAAACGGAAGAAGACTGGCGTTGCGAAGACGAAGGCGGTGGAGGTCTCGGCGGCACGGTACAAGACTGCGCTCGACCAGGCCCCGAAGAAGCAGCATCGCGACCCTGATCCGGAGACGGATTTTCATCGACTCGGAGCACGCAAGGCTCTGGTTGTAAAGCAGGGCGTCCGGCCTGACCAGAACACACCGACAGCGGCAAGGACAATGGCAGGTCAGGCATTGACGCACGAGGCCGAGATGGTTGTGCAGCCGCTGTTGACCTACGAAGAGGCGATTCTGCTCGGGACTCAGGAATGGGCGGTCTTCCCCTCGTCTCTCGTCGACCCGTTCGGCGGCACGAATTACAAGAAGGGCGAGTGCATGTCGTGTGTCTTCAGACACCGGGACATCGTGCGCCGTTTCATCGTGCCGATTGATGTCTTTGTGAAATTAGAGAAGGCGTAAGAGGAGGCCCTTATGAAGAGAATCATACTGCTCGGGGTTATCGGGATCGTGCTGGCGCTGGGTGTTGCGGCCGGGGACCCGCCACACTATTTCGGTAGCCGTTCAGTCTCGGCAACAGCCGACACCTCGGGCGACACGACCGTGATAACGGGTACTATGCCAATGGGCGCTCTTGTCCTGGGCAAGGACGGCGCGTTGGCATACGCCAAGATCAGCGGACCTGTTAGCGGCGACGCCGGATGGGGCAACGCCGATAGTTGCATCATTTCTCTGATAACGAAATGGGCTGGCCTGAGCAAGGTGATCGTTGCCGAGACCTGCGGATCACTGCCGTGTTCCTTGGTCTACAAACTCACCGGTGGATCAGACAGCATCTTATGGGAACGCCTCGATATCGACTACACGATCATGGATACAATCAGTGACACGCCGAGCACCGCGACCTATCGCGAGCGGTGGGATGTGCTGCTAAAGTAAAGGGACTCTATGATGAAGAGATTGATTGCGATACTGATAATCCTGGTCTTCACGGGTGCTTACACGCGTGTGGATGCCGGGGCAAAACGAGTCGTCAACGTCGCTTCGGGAACGACGACGATCAACCTGCCTGAAGGCGGCGCTGATACGGTTGCTACCGGTACTGGCATGAACAAGGCGCTCATCACGAATTCAACCAATACCAACATCGGCGGGAAGAAGTTCGATAAGCTGTACGGGAGCTATCTGATTTCGGCGTGGACCGACGTTGGTGATTCCATCGCCGGGGAGAATGGCGTCGACACCTGTATTATTACGACCTACACCGGTACGGAATGGATCGAGGTGATTGTCTCGTGCGATACGTGCACGAGTCTGCCCTGTACGCTGACGGTCTACTATTACGAGGACATTCCGTTCGACGGCACTCTCGATAATGACACAGCCGCCGATGCACGCTACCGGCCTGGGAGCTACGAGAAAAACGCCTTGCTCCACGAACACCTGTGGTTCGACTACGACACCGAAGACACCGCCGGGGATCTCGGTCACTTACGGCAGACCATTCAATATTGGTTCCGTGGTGTGGAGGACGAGTAAGTGCCTTTCCCGAAGGAACTAACTGAATGGGTAGTGCGGAATGCCGACAAGCCCGGCTTCCAGATGTTACTAGCCAGGCTCAGTGAGCAGGTCGACGCTCTGCGTCTGCAAGCCATGCAGCCGGGCAATACTGATTTCAGCAAGGGGCAAGTTGCCGGTCTTCAATGGGCGTGTAACCTGCCAGTGAGAATACTGAAAGCCTCAATACCCGCTGATGACACATCGGAAACGTCAGCGGAAAAAACCTGATGACACATTAGACACGTCAGGCAAAGGATAGTGCTATGGGTGACGAGAACGAACAGAACGAAAATCTCCGTGAGATTAAGTTCAACGTAGTGGACGAGGACGGCAGTTCGATTGAAACGTCGGAGGACAATAACGCCTCTGATGACACGGCGAATGCCGCTGGCGAGTCCACTGATGACGAACAGACCGATGACACGAAGGCCGAAGGAACGTCGGAGGAGTCAGAAGACGAATCCGATGACACGGCGGATGGCCAGGAGACGTCGGAGTTCGATTGGGACGCTGAGTTTGAGAAGGCTGAACTGTCCGGACAGTACCCGAACAAGGCCGACGTGTTCCGGGCTGTTAAGGAGAAGGAGCAGGCCGTAACTCAGCTTCAGCAGGAGAATGCGGAGCTTCGGAATATCTTTGCCGAATTTGCCCGCAAGCAGGGGCAGGAACGCCCTGATCGAACCGAGAAGCCACCGGAATTCGATCCGGAGGCATTCATAGAACAGTTCCAAACCGACCCTCAAGCCGCCTTACGTTCTCAGGGCGTCGTGACTATTGACCAGTTGAAGGAGGTCTTGGTGCCACTTGCCGGGGCGCTGACGAATCTACAGCGCAACGACGTGGCGGTCAAGATGTCCGGCATTTTCGATGGCTACGAAGACCTGAAGGATGTGGCCGAGTTTATCCGCACCACGAAACCTGCAAAGGGACAACCCTACGCTCTCCCTGCGAAGGGTGTCAATCCTCGCCTGGATCGCATGTTGGCGGTCATTGAGGAGTTCGAGCTTCAGGGCTCACCCAAGACGGTTTTGAAGACTGCGTACAAGCTCACCGAGGACGGTTCAGGGTTCAGTGATTCGCGGGACAACAAGGAACCGGAGCACCGGAAGGTTCCGGAGTCTCGCAAGCGTAACGCAAAAACATCTCCGGTCAGTAAGCCGAAGGGCAAGCCGGGCGGAGAACCTGACTTTTCAACTATGACTCCCAAGGAAATCAAAGCCTGGTCAAAGGCCAATAATCGTTGGCGTGGCTGAGGCGATTTCGGTAGCGGTGTCATGGCGATAAGGAGATAAACATGACATGGGCTGATGATTATTATGCTGCCACAAACGATGTTACCGTCGCAAACCTAGGCGTCTCCTGGACATACTACATCAAAAAGTTCCTCGACACTCAGAGGAACGCCGTAGTGATGTCCACGCTGGGTCAGCCGACCCCGCTGCCTAGGGGTGAGGGTAAGACCGTACAGTGGCACCGCTACTGCAAGTTGGCCGCGAGTGTATCCGGGTCGCATTTGACCGAATCGGTTAATCCGGATGCAACTACGTTTACAATGCAGGCCCTGACTGCTTCGATGGAGGAGTTTGGTGCCTTCGCAAAGTTGTCCACAATGCTGTCGATGACTTCGCTTGATAAAAGTGGTGAAGGCGTCGCAGATATGTTCGGCAAACATGCGGCTGAGGTTATGGACCTTCTTCTGCATCAAGAGGTGGCTGCGAACAGCGGCCGCATTCTGAGGGCAGATATAGACGCGACCAAGACCTTCAAGGGTACGGTCGATGCAGGCAGTACGTCGACTACTATGGTCGATGCCGCTTTGACGAGCAACACCAATTACGGGGACGCCAACGACGATCTGAACCAGTCGATTGTGACGATGCTCACTGGTACCAGCGCGGGTCAGTCGCGCCCCGTGACGGACTATGTTGCCTCAAGCGGTACGTGTACGGTTTCACCGGCCTGGGACGTTACTCCAGTTGCCGGCGATACGTATGAGGTGACTTCTCTGGACGGCATCGTATCCGGCGATGACATCAGTTACGAGAACTTGCTCCGTGGGCATACCCTCCTCGAGGAACAGGGTGCCGAGCCGGACAACCATGGTTTCTTCACCGCTGTTGTTGGACCCTGGGAGGCCGAGGCCATCGCGACGGACACTCACTGGGTGAATATTAACACCTACCAACAGGGAGCCAAGGGCATCTACAAGAACGAACTCGGCCGACTCGCCGGGTTCCGCTTCTTGCGTGAGACGGTGCCCTTCCGGTGTCCGATCACTACGATCGGGACTGCCGGATCGTCGTACGGTATTGGTGCCAACGACATAGCCAACTCCGCGTACACGAACTATTCCTCCAGCGGCGGGGTCACCGTGATTCCGCTGATGGGTAGGAATGCGTTCGGTATCACGACGTTCGCCAACAAGGGTTTGCGGGATACACCGCAGTTGCGGATGACGACTCCGGGACCGCATTCGACGGATCAGCCGTTGAAGCGTTTCTCGACTATGGGCTGGCAGCAGCCTGCGATCGCGAAGGGCCTGGAGCCGCGCCACTGCATTAACCTGGTTGTGTTCAACACCGCTGCTTAGGCGGCTGGCATTGTATAGAACCGCCTGGGGCAGGTAACACTGCCCCGGGTCACTAATCAGTCAGGAGAATTCAGTGCCCAGTTACGATTTCAGATGTCCGGTTTGTGGAGAGATGGCAGAGGAGTTCTTTCTGTCCTACAAAAACAAGAAGGTTCCGGACTGTCCTACGTGCGGGGTGACTATGGAACAGGTGCATGTAAAACCACCGGCCATGTACATGCCTCCGGATTTCAGCCAAATGGCTCCCAATCAGGCGGAGATTGACATGAAACATGATGGATCGTGGTGCGGACGATGACAATCACAGAACTGATAGGTTGGTACGTACTGCAGGCGCGTCGACTGAAGTTGACCGAGAATTTGGAGCCAGACGACCAACGGGAGTTTGTGGATACTGCGGTGCGCATGGGAATACAGCAGTTCTGGAACCGGCATTCATGGACTTTTCGCTTTAAGGACTATGAGCTAGACGTGTCGGCCGGAACGGAGCGGTTTGCGCTTCCCGACGAGTGTGTCGGCATTCGCTCAATTCGCGAGAAGACGAGCCTCACAGGCTTCCGTTTAACCTACCTGCCGAAGGAAGTGTTTGATACGAAGTTTCCGAGGCCGCTGACTCAGACCAATGATCGGCCGGTTTACTACACAGCCTACGAGAGTGACGGTACGCTCTATGCGAAGTTCTTTCCAGTTCCCAACGTCTCGACGGTTTACCTGGACATCATGTTGGACAAACTGGAGGATGAGCAGTCGATTCCGGCGCGGTCGCTAGCGGCGCTGAAAGCCACCGTGGACACGTTTCTGTTCCAGCCGGGGACGGCCCAAATGGAGAGTACGGTTAGAATTGCTCACAAGGAAGTTATGGAACTAATGCGGACGGATTCGCCGAACAAGAGCACTCCGTTCGAGATCATAGGCGATGCGCAACTCAAAGTGGAGACTTTCCGACCATGGCTAGTATCAGACTAATCATAGCAGCATTGGTGCTGACAGGCATCGCGGCCGCTTCTGACTTATCGGATCTTCGCGATCATGTTTACAGAGGGTTGACCATGAGCGCGAGCGGGGTGGCACAGCTCAATACCACTAGCGTGGATTCATTGATCGGCCTGACTTGTCGGGATTTCCATTTGAGCTACCCCGATGCTTTGGTGAAGCTCGATACGATATCGCTTTTGCCTGGAGTGCTGAACTACGCCCTGAATGATGATGTTCTGGATGTTCCCGGCATTAATCCTATCACGTTCTGCTGCTACATAGATTCCACTCGAATCAATCCGGGGACAAAAGTCGCTGTGCCACTACATCCAATTACTTCCGACGAGTGGTATTTGAAGACGATTGCGGAGCCAAATGCAAGCGCCCCGGACGTAAAGGACGATAAGCAGTACGCATTCACAGCCGGGGGGAGGCTGTTTGTCTATCCCGTTACGCGATTCGATGACATGTTGATTCTTGAATATCGGGCAGTGCAGCCAGTCATGGACGACACCACGACATTCCAGATTCATCAGGCATACTACGAGAAATTCATTCAGGCAGTGATAGCAAAGGCGCGCGACAAACTGGGCCTGAATTAGGGAGTGAAACCATGAAGGCAGCGACGCGGTGGGATTATCCAAGCAAGAAACTGGTCAGAGAAGGCATGGTTGCGGTGGCTCTCAGGTACGGCCATGCCCTTCGGGTGTCGGTGGGCGGGTTTCTGTACAAACGCCAGGCGCTGTATTTCATGGCCAACCTGAGAGGGTTGATAAAGTGATCTGCCGTTTCCTGACAGCCCTGATTCTCATTGCCGCTTCGGTGACGGCTCAGATCAATTTGACCGCTCCCGGCGTAGAGGGGATGATCTCTAACGCGGATCTCCGGCCGGGGCAGATGCGGTATTGTCTGAACATTGATGCCTGGTCAAGGCCGGGGTTTTTGCAGCGTCGTCAGGGCCTACAGCACTACGGAGCGACGCAGAGGTCGGTGACGGGCTTTCATGCCATGTTTGACCCGTACTGGAACCGCAAGTTGGTGGTGGGGGTCAGTGACTCGCTGTACACTTACTACAATTCGGGTCAGGTGGTGGCTAACGTAGTTGGTCAGTTATTGGTATCGGATACATTTAGAACGGAGGTCGTGAATGGTGTCGCTGGTTATAGCTTTCCCCACCAGGATGCCCACCACGACTGGACCGTTTCTGATCTAGGGCTAATTCACTGCGATGGCAAAACCCTCCCGATGTTGCTGACCATGACCAGCCTCTTCAAACATAATGATTCGACGCAAGATACGGTAGGTTATGGACCGAGGGTGTTGCCGTTGGGCCTACCGGCACCAGGTCAGTTACTGGCGGGCAACTCCGGCATCGGTGGCCCCTTGATTGGCGATTATGTGTATGCCTATGCTTTTCTCGATACAGCTACGGCTAGCGGCGATTCAACAGGCCCCCTCGGTATTCAATCTGCGCCTGTAAGTTTAGTGGGTCAGTGTGCCTACTTAACGCAGTTTGATAAGTACGTGCATGATACTGGTGCCGCCGGAGATATGGGGCCGCTTATTATCGCTCGCAGGCGAGTTGGCAGTAGGGATGAATGGGCCGTGATCGATACATTATTCCTTGCTGGCCCACCATACGCTCGGCGAGTTTTTGCATACAGTGTTAAGAAAACATGGATGAATAATCCCCATGACGAACAGGATTATGACAACACTCATGCTTATAGCATTGCCCTGGCCGATTGGGACTTCCTTGAGGGCGATTCGGTGTGGGATTCGATCTTAGTAGATTTTTCAGCTGGTGATACTATCGGGAGTCAGTGTACTGACTGTTACGCCGGACAGCATTCACGAGATTCGCTGACGACATACATGACCGAATTGTTCAACGATATGCCTATCACCGGGGACTCGATTATCGCCATTAAGTCTGGGTACTCGGTTGTGATTTACAACGGCGAGAACAAAGAAGATTCGTTTTCAGTACATGGGGATAATGTAGCAACATCCCCCGGAGGGTATAGTTACCCGTATTACTACGGTCCCGTGCGGATGACTTATGACAGTGTTGGTGCAACTAGCCCACCGCTTATCTACCTCGATACCATGTCCGATACCCCGGTGGTTTTGTTTGATGCCAGCCGGGTTTCTGATGCCATTCATGCTCCCGGCCAACTCTTTGCCGACAGCTTGGCGGCTGGGTACGGTACTCTTGATGGTTATCATGCTTACGACGACAGCACATATTATGTAGCATACAGTTACTACGATCCCCTGACGGGGTTGGAATCGCCGCGTGGCCCTATCCTTGCCGTGGAGTTGGTCGATGGGCTTTCTGGCGATACGGCTCAATTCCGATCTCTAACTACCGGTGTTCCTGCAAGTGGCCGCCCGACGTGGATCAGGTTCCAGCAAACCGCCTGCCAGAGTACCATCTTCGGTGCCGGTGACACTCTGATTTGGTATGCTCTGTATGACATCAGGACCGAAGGGACCTCCCAGACGATTGTCTGGGGTGGTTGGCCGGATTATGCTGTGGCGTCGAATCTTTCTCCCGACAGCATCAAGACGGACACGCTTTACGATTATCAAATGGCGTGGAATGCGGCTGGGGATCAGATTTCCCACCGTGTTTGGGACAACCAGTTAATGTTTGAGGATATTGCTTGGTGTTATGGCCGTTTCTGGGGGATCTATCAGAACCGGCTCTATTACTCTGGAATCAATGACCCGGCTGATTGGAGTCCTTACGAGTTCCTGCGTATCGATGAGGGTGTTGACGACGAATTGGTAGCGGTCAGAGAAGTCGGTGGGCAACTGTACGTATTCAAGCACCGCTCTATCTGGACCGTGACCGGTAGTGACCCTCAATATGATATGTACGTCGAGCCGTACCTGACGGGAATCGGGGTAGCATCGATTAAGGCCATGAGGAACCATCGAGCCGACCTGTATTTCCTAACTCCGGATGCTCAGTTTTGGTCTTTGCGGCAGGGTGAGCTATCGGGCTTGGTAGCAGATCGAATGGATTCTCTATTCGACATCAGTGGTATCGGTACGTATCGCAAGGTCGTGGATTACGGTAGGGTAGTACCTTTTAACGACAAAATCATGGTGGTCAATGATTCGACATCAGAAGAACTCGTGTACCAGATTGACCCCGGTGTTTGGGTCCCAGAAGTCTACTCGTCATTCACACCTATGGGATCGTTCTATTATGATTCGTCACAGACTATCTCGGGGTTTGGATCAAGCCATATTCTCTGGGATTCGGCGGGGAAACCACTTATGCGAGAATACGTGTCTGACACCGTTCGCCAAGACCAATCGGGGACCACGGCTTTCGCGGCGGAATTTTACTTGGGCGGCGATGGTCAGAGATATTGGCAGGCAACGGCGCTCGGGATAGAACTGAAGGCGGACCATGACCGCAACTGGCTTCGGTACTCGCTCCGAGACCAAGACAGTGAGTTGGCTACTGATTCTCTGTATATCAAACTGAAGGATACTTGGCGACTATTGAATTGGTCCTTGTCTCCGGAGCAGGGGACGGATTTGTACCTACGGCTGTACTCTCCAGCGGCTGATTCGGTGAATTACTATCTGCATGGCAGTCCCGGTCCGGGCGACAGCACTTTGACCACAAAGGTTTGTCGGAATGCTTTCGTGATTGATCGGTTGCGGGTTGGTCTCAGGGATATGGGCAAACCAATTCAGGTTGGCACGGGTGATGATGTTGACGAGGAAGTTGGGGGTGGATCGTGAGCATATTCAAGAAAATCATTGTTGGTACGATTACGGTCGCTCTGGGACTGCTAATCTTACTTTTCGGCTGTATGTGGCTGGACGTTCATGCGGGGGAAGCTCCAATTGTTAGTAATAGAGTAGCGGAGATACCGGGTGATACGCTTGTTCGTATTATGGGCCGAGGGGCAATAGGTCCCCAGCTGGATAGTTCGAGTCAACAGCCAGGAATGTTCAGGGGGGCATCCGGGGGTCCGCTGCCCGAGGGAATGGGACCTGTGTGGGGGCCTGAGTATCTATATGATTCTACTCGCAGGAAAGAAACGAATTTTCGTGGTCCGCTGCCCGAGGGAATGGGTTTGTGGCAGGCGCGACAATCAAGGAAGTATGATTCGTATTCGGCGAGACGGCCCATGTCCCGAGACCAATTAGATGCTCTCGGTATGAGTGTAGAAGATTATCGACAGTGGATGATTTCATTACAGCCCTACGACCCAAATCGACGGCGGACAAATGCGTACCGTGCTGATGGTACTATTCTTGGCCAGTCCCCGGAACGGATGGCTATGCGGACGGTCGTGATCGATAGTGTGCAATTCGATGATGACAGTCTGGCGACGATCACACTTAACCGGGTGCCGACGAATACGCAGCGTCGGACCGCTCCGACTTCAAGCGACAAGATTACGGTCGGTGGACCGTTTACGATAGAAGATTACAACGAGACGACGGGGATCGTGACAGTGAAGGCTCTGTTCGCAGCCGGATCAACGTATGTTACGGTGTCGCTGAACGTTCAATAGGAGGCGATCATGCCAGGGCTAATGGATATTGACTTCAACGATCCTAACTGGTTCAACAAGATGGACCCGGAAGAATTGGGGATGTTGCTGTCCGGTAACACCGGCGGCTATAACAATTCGTATCTTCGCAAGGCCAAAGCCTTGAACGCCGACAAATGGTCGTGGATGAAACCGCTAACGCGATCTTTTGGTCACGGGAAGACTGGTCGAACAATAATTGATATCATGCGACCTGGAATTACTGACTCTTCTATTACAGGTTTGTCGGTTGGAGATAGACAATTCCCAACAGGCAAATGGGAATATCAGAACAGAATTCCGCTGCTTGATCTGAGGCCAAAGAAAGATTGGAGCGGATATAGAGGGAGAACCGCGCCGACAACTGGAACCGGCGGTGGCTGGAATCGAGAAAAGGGTGTTAAGGGTGAGTACGATACTCGACGTCAATACACTCCCGGCCAGAGCGGTTCGTCGGGTAGTCAGTCCGGCGGCGCTGCTGAACCGGTTCCGGGTTACGAAGGTGTTCCGACTCCGGATTACGTCAACGACATGATTGCCCGCATGGTGGCGATGTTCCCGCAGCTCCAGAACCGATTCGCCAACATCACCAATGAAGGGATTTTCGGCGAGACGGGGATACGAAACATCCTTGATCCGCTGGAAAGTTCACAAGACAAGATTCTGCAAAGCCTGGAGCCTTACTACGGCGAGATGACGGGGATGTACGACGATCAGACACGGGAATTGCTGAATATGCTGGCTACCTCCGGTGCTGATCGACGGCGCCGAATGACAGCCGCCACGAGTGATGATATGGCTCGAATCGGCGTGAACCGTCCCGGTGTAGCTCAAAGAATGCAGTCGGAATCGATGACGCCGCTTCTTAGCGATCAGGCGAATCGTGAGTTCACTGCCGGCATGGGCGGCATGGAACAGAAGATGGATTTGCGCAGCCAGATCGAAGATATTATGCGGTCGTTGGTTAGTGCACGGGGTGAGAACCGGTCCGGTCTAATAAAGGAAAATCTGGCATCGAAGACGATGGGACTATCGGGTCTCATGGACCTGATAAATCAGCAGCAGGGATTTGTCAATAATCGCACCTGGGACACTAAGGATCCGATGTCCAAGCAATGGGAATACGGGACCGGCATGGCTGATATTATGCATGGCTATGGGAATCAGGATGCTTATCGAGACTTCAAGAATCAGATGCGGATCATGCAAGAGCAGCTTCGCCTGAAGCAGGAATGGGAGGCGTGGCTGGCTAATAATAATCTCGGTCAGTACATGGACGATGACGGGACTGACTGGTTAGGTATAGGGCTAGATATAGCCTCGTTTATCCCGGGGCCACAACAGCCGTTTGTAGCTGGCGGCAACGCAGCCTACAGAGGCAGTAGAGGAGGAGGTTGATATGCCAGCACAAGATCAGCAAGCGTTCATAGAGGACCTGATAGCGCGGGGTATTACCCCGGAGCAGTTTATGAAGGCCAGGGCCTTCGCTGACAAGATGACCGGGAAGAATCGCCAGCCTAATATAGACCCAGAATTTCTCCGTGAGTCACTAACTGGTGGCGCTGACGATTTGCAGCTGAGGCGAGAGCAAATCACGGGCGCCCGACCGCCGATGACCGACCTGATGCCGCAGCGACAGGCCATGACCGACGATCTTCTGTCTCAGTTGACGTCTGCCCGGAGTAAGGCTGCCCAACCGTATCAGCCCGGGACTAGTGACAAGGTAGCGACAGCAGTCGGGTTGCTGTCGGCTCTGGCCGGTGCAGCCGGGGTAGGCGGCAAGAACAAGAATATCCGCAACGTGCTGAAGCTTCTCACTGGTGCCAGTCAGGGCTATCTGGGAGGACGTCGGGAACGATTCGAGACGGGGCGTGACGCTGAATTCAAAGGCGCCATGAGTGATCTCGATACCCGGTACAAGTTGCTGAACAATTTGTTCAACGCTCAGGGTGCGGCGGATACGCAGGCGCAGGACATGTTTAGTAAGGACATGGACTTTGCGGGTCAGAGTATGAACCGTGATATCAACCAGGGCAATCTGAATCTGAGACGTGAGGAGCTTGATTGGCAGAGGAATCGGCCGCCGGAGGTTGAGAAGCCGAAGGAGCCGCTGGGCGTGACCCCAGCTGGGTTGCTGAGCGGAGCCGAGGACTACCAGGAAAACCAGAGCAAAAATCTGCTCAAGCAAATCCTAGATATTCTTAACGCCAAGTATCCGGGCGTCGCAGACAAAGAGATGACAGTAGCTGGCGTTCAGCAGCTCCTCGATACTGGCAAGTTGAACGAGAAGATCCACGTGGTTGACGACGAGCTGAACCCAGAGATCCGGAAGGGCTATGCCAATCGCGGGTACACCTTCGAGGACAACTGGGGCGACGACTTCATGACGCGTCCGGATTCGTCGCTGACCGACCTGATACAGCAGATCAAGCAGTTGATGCAGGGCGACCCACTTGAGAATCAAGGCTATCTGCAATCCGTGGACAAAGCCACTGGCATGGCGAACCAACTGAGGGGCCGGCCTACGGGGCCGAGGCTGGCCGCGCCGCAGGCTGATCAGGGTATCGAGCAGTGGGCGCAGGAGAACATTGATGGTTGGGCTATGCTTGATGAAGCAACCAAGGAAAAGATTCGCAGAAAGCGCAGAAGTGAGATAGGACAGTGACGCCAGAAGAGTATCTCAATTCAGGTTCGGGAAAGATGACAGCGGATCAGTATTTGGGCGTCAGCGCGTCCAAGGTGTCGGCTCAGGATTATCTGTCGGCACCGGCATCCGAGCTTAGTTTCAATCTGACCGGTCCGGCGCCTGCCCTGGCTCTGCCGACCGGCTCTGCTCTGAGTGAATCTTTAGCCATTCCAGACGCGAGTCCGACGGGCGCCCCCGGCTTGATGCAGGGAGCGGAAGGGTTGTATGACGCTCGCAATATCCCGGCAACTCCCGCTCCGGCGCAGTCGACGGCCGTTGCCCGGCCGCCATTGCCGTTCGTGAACGCAGAATTGAAGGACAGACCGCCGACGGGCGTCCTCGAAACGCTTCATGCTCTGACAGGTGGAGCTGTCTCGGGTGCTCTGGATCTCAGGAAAAAAGATGTCGGATCCACGTTAGGTAAATGGGCAACTGAGTTCGAAGAGTACCCGACTCAGACTGTCGGGGAATTCGGTGGCATGGTGGTGCCATACATGGGGGCTGCGAAAGCTGTCAGCGCGGCGAGTCGGATTCCCCGGATTGCGAGCATTGCACGCAAACTCCCGGCCCTGGTCAACACTGCGATTCGCGGTGGTGCTACGGGCGCCCTAGCGGCTACTGGTCGCGAGACAATGCGAGCCGCGGCTGGTGAAGAGTTCGAGCCGTCGCACGTGGCTGAGGAGGCTGCTCTGTTCGCTGGGGCGGATGTTGGCATAGGGACTGTCGGCAAATTACTCAAGCCTCTCATAAAGAAGATGATGGCGGCTCGGAAGCAAGCCACCAAATTAGTTCCGGCAGCCGAACGGCGCGGAACTGTGAAGTTGCCGGAAGGCGAGCCGATGTCGGACCTCAAGCAGCCGGAGGAAGTGACGGCTAAAACCAAGGATGCGGTTCTCCATATTATCGAGGGTGAGGCCGAGTCCAACATGCCGCTGAAGGAATTCAAGCGGCGGATGTTGGCTGCTCTCGATAAAGTGCCGCTGGCGGCCCCGCCGAAGGGAGTCACAAAGACATCTGAGTTCATAGACTTCTATAAGGTCGACAAACCAACTGCGGGGCAATTTTATGATCGGTTACAGAGGGTAGTGTCCGGTGATAAGGCTGTGACGATTCACGTGCCAGGCGATGGCTCTTTCACTCTGAAGCCAGGCGCCAATATCGGCGAGTTGTACGAGAAAGTCCGGAAGCTGACCAAGCGGAGCATTGGAACCAGGAGAAAGCCCGAAAAGGGTTACGGTCCGTACAAAGCTCCAACGCTGAAGGAAGGACTCGAATCCGGCGACGTGACGTTCACGCCGAGCAAGGTCGGGAAGCTTCAGGCCTCGCGGGTTCCGCAAGCCTCGCCTCGTCCGCACCATGCCGGGATCCCCAGAAGAAAAGAGCCGACGGCTGCCCTGGCCAAGAAGCCGGGCAAGGCGATCGGAGCGCGTGACGTCCGCCATCACTTCACCAAGACGCTCGGGATTCCGCTCAAGAAGAAGCTGGGTCCGTGGCCAAGGGGTGTCGCTGGCTACTACTATCCGCACGAGGATATCGTTCGGCTTCGGAACTACGGTGATATGGGCGTGATCTCGCATGAGGTCGCGCATCACATCGACTTCACGCATAGCCTGACCAAACCGAAAAATCTCAAGGTCCGTTCCGCTCCCCGCAAGGAACTAAACGCGCTGGACTACGATCCAGACAAGAAGCGGGCCCATGAAGGCTTTGCTGAGTACATTCGTCACTGGCTGACCGGGAGCGATGACCCGAAACGGATAGCCCCGGAGTTCACGAAGGTATTCGACAAGTGGCTGGCGGATCCGGTCAACAAGCGGTACGCCTCGTCGCTGCGGGACGCCCGCAAGATAATGACCAAATGGCGTGAGCAGGGAGCCGTGAAGCGGGTTTTTGGCCAGATCGACATGAAAGGTTCGAAGTGGGGCGGCGTTCCCTTCTGGGAGCGGCTCGGCCGGATAAAGCGCCAGGTTCAGTATTGGCACACCGATGCCTTCAGTGTCTCGGAGTATGCCGAAAAGCAGATTCGGGGCGTCAAGCGGCTCGATGCGATGAAGATCAGGCCAGATACGTCGCCAACCCAGATAGCTCGCTCGGTGGCGAAGGGTGCTCAGGTCAAGGCCCGCTCAATGGTCCTCGACGGCACGTTCGACATTGCCGGGAAGACCACCGGTAAGTCCCTCCGCGACACGCTTGAACCGATCGCCCGGAAAGATCTGAAGGATTGGATTTCATACGCTTATGCGCGACGGGGGATTGATCTTCACAAACGCGGTATAGACCCTGGTATCGACTTGGGGGACGCTCAGTACGTCTTCAAGAAGCTCGACAAGCCTGAGTGGCGGAAGGTCGCCGATGAAGTGACTCAGTTCGAGGACCGGGTTATGCGGTATTTGGTCCAATCGGGCGGTATGTCACAAGAGGCAGCCGAGGCAATCCGGGTGCTCAATTCGTTCCATATCCCACTGAAACGGGCGATCAGCGGCATGGAGGGCCTGCGCGGCGGCGGTGGCAAGCGGTACGGGGACCTTAGCTCGCCGGTCAAGCGGATCCGAGGTAGCGGTCGCCCGATCAAGAACCCGCTGAACTCGATCATCGAGAACACGGCCGAGATTATATCGATCGCCGATAAGGTCCGGGTGGGAAGGGCCTGGGCGGAGCTGCACCGGCAGCACAAGGGAGCTGGTAAATGGATTGCCAAAGTCCGCCGGCCTCAGTGGGCCCAGCGAGTCTCGCTAAGCAAGGTTGCTGACCAGCTCAGGGACATGGGCGTGGATCTTGGTGAGACGCCTCTGAATGAAGTCCTGATGTACTACACGAACGCACCCAAGTTCGGCAACAAGGATAACATTATCAGCTTCTGGAAGGGCGGTAAAGAGGTTTTCTACGAGATGGACAAGGATCTCTACAAAAGCCTGTTGAATATCGACGCTATCAACATGGGCTGGATGGCCTCGATTTTTGCGGTACCAGCTCGGGGCGTGCGGCTGGGCGCGACCGGAGTGCGGGCCGGGTTCGCCATGATCACCAATCCGATCCATGATGCGTGGAGCTATGCTCTCCAGGCCGAGTACGGGACGGGAATGCCGACGGAAATCCTACGCGGTCTCTGGCGCAAGGTGTCCCCGAATCAGAAGATCAACCTACTCTACAAACGCTCGGGCGCAGAGATGTCACACTTTATAGGTATTGATCAGCGATCGATCCGTCGAGCCCAGGCTGAAGTCCTGGCCAACACAAAACTGCGCAAATCACTCAACGTCGCAGCTCATCCGATCGAGGCGACCAAAGCGCTGTTCTCTCTAACTGAATCCGGGCCGCGTATGGCTGAGTTCGAGTCAGCCTACAAGAAGTTGATGAAGAAGTGGGGCAGTGAAACAGCGGCCCTAGTCGGAGCCAAGAATGCGGCGAGTGAAGCTACGGTTGATTTCAAACGGGCCGGCCGTCTCGGCGAAATAATCAATCAGTTTATCCCGTTCTGGAATGCAAACATCCAGGGTGTCTCACGCTTTGTCCGCTTTGCCAAAGATCATCCCACGAAAGCCCTGATAAAGGGGATCACCTATGTTGGCATCCCGACCCTTGGTCTGTGGAATCTGAACAAGGACAAACAATGGTACAAGGACATGCCGCCCTGGCTGAAGTACGGTTTCTGGAATATCGAAATTGGCAATGAGATAGTCCGGATCCCGCGACCGTTCGAGTGGTCAATGCCGTTCGCCACCATACCGGAGGCAGTTATTGATGGTATGTACCGAGAGAATCCGGGCGAAGTTCTGAAAGCATTGAAGCAGCAGGGATTGAATATGGCGCCGGACTTTATGCCGGCGGCGGTTGAACCGCTCGTTGAAGTGAATGCCAATTACGATTTCTTCCGCGATCGGCCAATCGTGAATCCGTACAGCAAGAAACCCGCCGAAGAACAGTACAAAAAATGGAACACGTGGACTTCCCGGAAGATCGGGAGAGTTGTTGGTTATTCACCGGCTAAAATAGATCAGTTGATTGGAGGCTATAGCGCTGGCTTAGGGATTGATTTAATCAAAGCGGCTGAAGGAGTTTATGAGCCACGCACTATTAAACAACCGGCGGAGTACCCGGTAGTCGGCCGATTGTTCCACCGGAAGAGGAAGCCTGAACGCGTGACCAAGATAACACAGTAGGAGCAGCGATGCCGAACGGAAACAACAACAAGTTCTGGATGTGGATTGTCGGCGGGCTGGTACTCGCCCTGGTGGGAATGATAGGATTGGTCTGGGCTACGACAACCGGTGATATCGATCACAATGCTCAGGACATCAAGACCCTTTCTGTCAAGACTGACTCGACCGACAAGACGGCGATCCGGTTAGAAGAACGAATGATCTACATCCAGGGCGACATAGCTGAGATCAAGGACGAATTGAAAGCGATCCGGGCCAAACTGGAGCAGTGATATGAAACGACTCTTTGTAATATTCGCGTTGCTGGTGCTGGCTGTCTCGGTCCTGGCCATCCCACCGCTGTGGAAACCAGTGGGGGATTATCTCTATCCGGCTCTTGTCAAGGATTCGGTGGGGGTGCCGTATGCCGGAGGCACGATCTTCATCACCTACTGGACGGATTCGGCGACGTATGCGACACAGGCGTTGACGGCTGATTCTGCCACCGTTGCTGGATCAGCGGGACACGATTTCGACGGCGACACTATCAATGTCTCGGACTATCTGACCTCCGAAACCGGCGACATTGAGGGCGTTACGGCTGGTGTTGGCTTATCGGGTGGCGGAACCTCTGGGTCGGTGACGCTTAATATTGATTCTACTTGGGTAGACGCTTTTGCTGATACTATAAATGTCCGGCTCGCCGATTCGATCAACGTTACTGACAACGAAGCTACAAGCGAAAACAATCTTATCCTTTTCGCGGGTGATGCTGCGGGTGCGGGGGTGGTCGGAGTAGAGAGCGACGGCGATTTCCATTACAGCCCCGGACCGGGAGTAGTAACGGCAACAACCTTCTCCGGAGTTGGTGTCGATGTTAGTGGCAATATCACCGTGGGCGGGAACGTTGACGGCTATGACGTATCTGTTGTTGGTGACAAGGTAGCTGGTATTGAAACGGGGGCTGATGTAACGGATGCTACGAACGTCAACGCCGCCGGAGCTACGATGAATGCGGACACTGATGTCAAGAGTAATGGGTGGGTTCTTGACGAGAACGACATGGCTAGCGATGACGATACAAAGGTGCCTACTCAGCAATCTGTTAAGCAGTACGTTGATGACGAAATTGCCGGGGTTGGGGGTAACCCGTGGACGACCAGTGGCAATTACCTCTATCCCGATAATGCGACTGATTCTGTAGTCATCGGCGGCAACGGGGCGTTTGCAGGCGAAGCTCTAACGGTCGTTGGATCTGCGGATGTAACGAATACCATCACGGCTCCCTACGTGGTAGCAACCGCCACGCTTACTGAGGACGGCAACGCAGTCTATAATGCAAGCGAAACTCCCGGTGGTGAACTGGGCGGTACGTGGGCCAGTCCTACGATAGATAACGATGCTCTCGATGACCAGTATTACGATGCGGAAGCTGACTTAACTGGTCTGCTGGACGACAATTACCAACCACTCGACGCAGAACTCACCGAACTCGCGGATCTTGTTGGTTCTGACGGTGCTATCATCTTCTACGATACCGATACGTGGGACACCATTAAGGCGGGCACTGAAAATCACGTTCTCACTATGGGAGCGGCTCATCCCGAGTGGGCGGCGGCCTCTGGCGGCGGTACAAGTTGGTGGGATACGGTCGATAATCGTAACGAGCTGGACTACACTGGCGAAAGCCAGATCCTACTCGACATCAAAGAGGACAACGACAGCACCATTGTTACCCCCGGCGATAATACCGTTCTCGTCTTGGGCGATCCGGGGCCAACCATTGTTGACTCGGCGTATCGAGGGGTAGTCACTGGAGATTCGTTGCTCATAACTAAGGCTTATGCTGACGGTTTAGGCGGTTCGGGTGAAGTCAACACGCTCGGCGACACCGGAACATTCAATGGTACTTCGGGTTTCGGGCTGGCCGGTGGCAAGACGGGGACAGTGTTGAAGGTTAAGGGGTTGATCGAGGGGTCCAATATTACTATTACCGCCGACGGGGATTCGGCGTATTCCATAGCTGCAAGCGGTAGCACCGATTCGTCCCTTGTTGCCCAGTATGCTCACGTGTCGGATACGGCCGATGCCTTGCGTGCCGAGATGGATGACTCAGCCCAAGCCTATTACAGTGACTCGGCAGACGTAGTGGGGTTTGCCCATGTAACTGACACAGCCGATGCAATACGTGCCGTTATCCCTGACAGTATCGAGATTGTCGGTTATGCCCACGTAACTGACACGGCCGACGTGCTCAGGGCGGAGATGCCAGACACGGCCGGTTCCCATGCCGGAGATACGGCTACTGCCTTACGCACTGAAATCGGATACATCGCTGATGACACGACGAACTACCAAACTGCCTATGACAGTTCTCAGCATGATTATCTGCGAAGTTCTGAAAACGCTGACTGGGATTGGGTAGATTCCGCTTACTTCTTTGATTTCTCTCATTATGCAGTTGGGGATAGTTCTATAGCTGACTCAGCCAACTGGGTCACAGCAATGGCAGATGTAGAAGCAGTTAACGGGACGCTCATACTACCCGTTGGGGAATACAACATTGGGACTCCCACAACTACCGACTCCGACCATTCACATATCACTATTGTGGGTGAGAGTAAAGAGGGGTCGATCCTATACATCCGCGACAGCACGACATGGTGGATGTCTGATGATGTAACAATCAAGAATCTAACTATTAAGTCCACCAATGGTGAGGCTGGAGTCTTGCTGCGTTTTGGTGGTACTGCGGCTTCGCATTGCTATGTTGACAATATCATTGGCGAGGAGGTGTCGATCCGGTTCGCTGATGTAGATTATTGGGGAGTGACCAACAGTGAGATAAATGCCAGTAAAAACCAACCCCTGACAGCCAACGGTGGTATTACTACGTTTAATGATTGCCGATACGGACTGGTCGAGAATTGCGACATCCATGACGGTGGAACCAACGGCATTATGCTGCACAATGGTTCCGAATACATCACGCTTCGCAACAATACGATCCATGATAATGGAGCTTCGGGGATTGCCTTGTTTGCTACTGTGTCCTCTCCACCTGCTGGAGGGCATAAGATTGTGATCGAGGGTAATCAGATTTGGGGTCATTCGGTACATGATGGCATCGACATCAATCCCAATGGCTACAAGTATTCAGACTCGGCCGGAATTATCATCCGCAACAATGAAATATGGGATAGTCATTCAGCACATATTTACGTGTCTGTTGGTGGAGTCTGGATCGATGGCAATAAGCTGTATGATGGTGATAGTTACGCGATCCTGTTTACTGATTACGCTAACCCCGACCCCGACACGATTGCCAGTGATATTTGGATAACAAACAACGTTTGTGAGAATAATGCTGCGGATCATGATGGTAGTAACGACAATGAGATATTGCTAAATTATGTAACTAACTTTCAGATTTCTGGGAATCATATTAGTAGAGATACTTCAGTGGGAGACAAGCTAATTCATGTTATTGGATTCAATGGTTCAATCGTCAATAACTATCTATTTGAGGATACGCTGGGCAGTACAGTGCAGGCGGTCGGCACGGATCTGATCTTTCTTGAGACAGTGACCGGTCACAGTGAAGACTACGATGATGTATTTGTCTATGGGAATGTAGGTCAGTTGTACCGGCAAGACTATGTTTACCACATGAATAAGATCAAGGCTGAGTATTTCACTATCAGGGGAACTGGTGCTCCCAATAATGGTGCAGGCTTAAAGTTCCAGATTTATGATGAGGACAATAATAGCGCCGAATGGTTTGGGGTGCGGACTCAGGGCAACACATGGGCACTGATAAGCTCTGGCTTTTCTGATTCTTACACTATGCACCCTCTTCATATTGGAATTGCTGGAGGTAGTAATCCGAGTTACTCTAATATGAAGGGGATTACCATCAACGGCGGGGCCATCGCTGATGATACTACTGGTTTTGTTGGTATCCTAAATCAGGCTCCGCAACGAGCCTTGGATGTAACTGGCAGCGTTGGGATTACTGATGCGTTGGTTATAAGTGGTGATTCGATTGTGGACTTTGCAGGAACTAATCTCTCGGTCACCGATGGTGTGCTGAATGCTTCTGGTGGGAGTGGGGGGTCTGGAGACAGTCTCTACTTTTGGGACGGGGCCGCTTATTGGGACATTATCAACGATAAGATTCAGATGATGGAGGGGTCTGGTATCGACTTTTCCAGAGAGGATTCAACTAACTGGGACGTGATGCGAGTATCGGTACAGGATTCATTCGTCAAGAATTATGAATCTGATGTTATGGTTGGCACTCTCACCGCTGATGGATTAACTATAGGAGCCGATGAAGATTTGACGATGGGGACCTTGGCAATATCCGAAAATGGTAGTGGCTGGCTCATCGTTCCTGGAGCGATACATCTCGATGATGGTGGTGGTGGATATGTGGTATGTGACGGTGATATGTACCTCAACTATGGGGGGGATCAATCAAACGGACGAACCTATTTCTACGAATCGGGAAGTGGTACAGGAGCATTTTTCTTATTCGACACGCTTCAGAATAGATTTCGCTTTTCGCACATTATCCAAAAGGTTCAGGCCGATACCGTCGCTATCAGTGGCGATGTTATTACCGACTTCGCTGGGCAAGGAATGGCTGTGGTCGGTAACGCCTTGGGGATTACTGATGATGTGTTTCAGCATACGCTTGATAGTGCAGAAGTTGCCCAGATTGTCGCTGACTCCTCCTACCTTGATAATGATGATCCCAACGTAGACACGTCCCAATGGCGGATTGCTTATGACAGTTCGCAGCATGATTATCTTCGCAGCAACGAAGAAGCCGGTGACGTTGATACTACCGGCACTAAGATTGCAGCGGCACTGGCTGATCGGGTGAGCCGGAGTGATACGCTGTCAAAGTCATTCGTTATCGGATCTATCGACGACACGTATGACTTCCCCTTCTGGCAGACAAAAGAAGCAATCACGATTACGGCGGTTTCGGCGGTAAGTACCGGCGGGACAAATGTTGTCGGGGCACTTCAGGAATACAATGCTACCGGGACCTCTGTAGATGCCGCTGTCGATGGGGATTGGACAATTACAACCTCCGAATACACCGACGCCTCGTTCACGAATGCCGGCATCGATGCCGGTGATTGGCTTGGCTGGAAAACAACATCAGTCTCGGGAACGGTGACATTCTTCAGCATAACCTTTGAGTATACGGTGGATTGATGATGCTTAGAGTTCTGTTTTGCACACTGTTGTTTGCCGCCTCGATCTCGGCAACCGGAATCCCGGTGGTCGAAAGCTACACGTCGAACAACAGTGGCGGTGGCCTTCAGGATTCCATTAGGCTGGGGAAGCCCTCCGGGGTCGCCACCGGGGATTTGTTATTAGTAATGGTGGGGAACGATAATATGGGGGTTGCTCCATCTTTTCAGGCGATACCCGACTGGACACAATTTGTCCACCAGGGTGATGCGGACTCGGATTGCAAATTGGTTTGTTACTGGCGGATAGCTGACGGCACAGAGGCGGACACAATTCAGGTTGATTGTACTGGCGACGATGAAATATGGGGATGGTATATTAGGGTAAGTGGAGTCGACGACGACAGACCTATTGACGATACTGGGTCTGCGTATGTTTACAGTTACGAATCTTCTCACGCCATAACGGAAGCAACGTCAACGGTAGATAGTTGTCTTGGTTTCTATGTCCTTGCATTTGACGGCGGCGACGGGTATCCATTTGGCATTTCCGGTACTGGCTGGACAGAGGAGGACGAACAACAGTCGGGTTCGGATGCTGTTGATGCTTCGGGCGTATGGGGTACAAAGGAATTGGCGACTCACGGTGGGACGGGGACGGCTACGGTTAGCTCTAGCGTTTCCGATGGTGCCACGGGCATCCAATTTGTTGTGGCTCCCTTTAGGGCGGTGGACACCCTCAGCGACACGTCGGATATTTATGACGCGGTACTTTACAATTATGCGAATTGCGATGGTGACGTGGTAGGGGAAGACTGTTTTCGATACAATGCCGGGGGGCTTTATACTGGCCGAGTGGGAACCGCCGGGGGAAACTTTTCCACAATAGTGATGTCATTCCCCGGCTGGGATGGTGTTGTTCCCGATTCGTCTGAATTGGTTCTGTATTGTCTTGGTGAGAATGCAACTACGGACAAGGATCTCATCTGCTACCCACTGACAACGGCTTTTATAGAGGGGAATGAGCTAAAAAGTAACGCCGGTGATTACCCAAACCCCGATAGTGGGGTGACGTGGAACCACGCCTACCTCGACGACGGGGATGCCGATTCGCTGAACTGGACGACGGCAGGGGGAGACTACACTACCGCCGTTGCCTGCACAGTATCGATAACCAACGCCACCGCTTATTTCTCGCTGAAGCCATTTAATCGCATACTGAATTATATGGATACGTCGTCGACATATTATGGGGTTCGGTTTTTGGTCTCGCCAGCCACCCCCTTATTTAATACCGGGAAGACGTTCCGATTGTCCGAGACGGGCACGGGGACCGAGCCACGACTGATCCTGTACACGACGGAAGCTGAAGACACTGCCGTGGGTCAGGTGATAATCATACAATGAAGCAGATAGTCTACATACTGACAATGATACTGCTATGCGGTAAGGTGTGGGCCTTCGGGCCGACAGGCTGTAACGACTCAATCGGGACTTCTTTATCGTCCGCAATATCTATTAGTGATACCTGTTACTACCTGACGGGGAATCAGTGGACCTCTGGTTCTCGCGGAGTTATTCAGTCAGGCGTTCACGACATCAGACTAAACCTCCGGGGCTATACGGTTACTTTCGCGGGATCAGGAAGTGATACGGGCGAGTATGGTCTGAGCATTGGTGCTAATTGTTATAATATAACCATTCACAACGGCAACATCGTTCACGGTGGTGACAGTACCACTGACGGCTCCAATTGTATAGAAATTGGGTCTGGCTGCCATGATATTAAGTTCAGCAATTGTAGTCTGTACGTTCAGGGTGGGAATGCAACCTGCGTAAACGGTGAGGTTTCCGGCCTCTATGATATTCGCTTCGATACTTGTGATTTTCGTTCCGACGCATGGGGGTTTACCAGTGCCAACGCTAGCGACCAACATCCGGTGAAGTTTACCGATATGGCTCCCAGCGGGTTAGGTAATGACACTCTGACGTGGTTAGAGCCGGACGTGAATGGGTACGATTTCTTGTTTTATGGCTGTCGGCTATGGGGACCGGGTGGGCTGTCTGTTGGCGGGGTAACGGTCATTGCCCAATGCAGCCTTACGGTGGATGCTCGCAATGACTTTTACTCTTACCCCAGTGACGCCGCCGATCACGGCATGAAAAACTCCTGTGCTATTGGTGGCGCGCTAAGATGTGATTCCAGCGGTCGCACTGCGGTAATCTGTTCAACAACGATACGAGCCGGGACGAACTATGCCGGTTGCGACGAGGGGATGTTGCTTCAAACTGCGCGAGGTTATCCGGGGTATGAGATTCGCGTATTCGACAACGATGTGGATGTTCACTGTGGCAAAGACCACTATTATGGTTACACGGACAATACCGGCTGGAACTGCAAGGCGGTCAAGTTTAGGGGTGGTTGTAACAGTATCAAATTGTATGACAACACTCTCAAAACAACCGTCGGGGACACTACCCTGTCGTCTTATGGCATGAAGTCGGCGACCCTCTATTTGATCTCTAACTATGATGGTGGCGCGGGGCTTTACGGCCACCTTGATAGTAATCATTGGATTTACAACAACACTATCATAGCCGACACAAATGGCACTGCCATTAACAGGCAACGGGCGGTAATGATCTCGGCGGGTGACAATTATCCGTCAATGGACCACGATTGGGACTCGGTGAATATCAACTGGTATGGAAACAGTGTTCAGTCGAATGGTTGGTGTTATGACATTGGGGATGAAGACGGTGACGCAAGAGGTGTCAAGATACGAGAAGACACAATCAATCTCCTTTCTCAAGTTGGCAGTGAATATCACAACACTGTCTGCATTGCTACTGATTGGGGTGAGAGTGATTCCTGTATCAACAATCGGTTGCAAGATTGCTATTATACCTCTGGCGATGAAACTGATGTTATCATGTGGGCCAATACGTGGAGCGAATTGGAGTTATGGCGAACGATCCAATGTACTGTAATGGCGGGATCGTCACCGGCCAACGGAGTCGAGGTGTGGTTCAAGAATTCGGCCAACAGCGATTCCCTGACAGCCACAAGTGACGCTAACGGATTAGCCACAAAGACTGTTCGGTATTACGACAATTTCACCGGCAGCGGCTCACCGGCTGATACACTAATTGCCGACTACTATCCCTTCACTATCGGGGCAGTGATTAACGACAGCACCGTTACGGACACGCTCAACGTGGAGTGGGATAACTATCAAATAACGCTTACGGGTCCGGAGGGCGGAGGCACGACCAAGAAGACAGGAGCGGTGAAACTGGGAAAGGTGAAATTATGAATAGAGAAGAAAAGCATTTGTTGTCGGCCACAGGGATTGTTATCCTGTTTCTGGTAATACTCTTCTGCCTGATACCGATGATGAGCCATGCGGGGACTTACTATTTGCGTTGGGAAGTTCCTGATTATGATGCATGGGCGGCGTATGACAGCCTTCGCGTAATTGCGTATGACGCTAATACTCCCAATACTCCGGCTTGCTCGTTAAATACCGGCAGCTTCCCCTTCGTGGATTCTCTCGGACCGCTCGACTCGACCAAGGCTTACGTTGTGTGGGAGTTTCGCGGGTATGCCGATTTTGATTCGTTGGCTCCCATGTCAGCTCTACATATCTCGCCAATTGAGGTTTCGGCGTCCGCTACGGTTGATTATGGCGAGATGAATGATACTTTATCTGCTCATCACGGGTCTGGATCATGGACCCCGTCAGGTACGGGAGCGGCCTCGGTTCGGTTCTTTGTCTACAGCACTGCGGGTGATAGTTCGACACCGGTTCCTGGTGTTCAGGTGAGTGTGAAGAACAGAGCCCAAACCCTTGAACATGGTCGAGGCGGTACGTCTACAGATTCGGGTTTGGTCACACTCAACGTGCCGGAGGATACGGTAGTAGTGATCGCCGATCTCACTGGTTGGACTTTCCCGACTTTCGATACGACGGTCATGGTCGGGGATTCTACTTACTATATTTACGGCACGTGGTTCACGCCGGACGCGCCGAGCGATAGTAACAGTTGTACAGTGTATGGCTATCTCGCACGGTCGACCGGTGATCCTACCTACGCAAATCGCCTGATTACATTTACACTGCCTAAGATGGTAACAAATTCGTGTAATGGGCAGGATATCATTGACCTGATGGAAACGGCTATAACCGATTCTGTCGGTTACTATGAACAAGAGTTGGCATGGTCATCGTGTATTGGCGACTTGGAGTACACGATCAGTTATGGTCAGGGCAAAACCAAGAAGATCACGGTGCCGGATTCGACGAGTTACCAGGTGGTGTGGGATGATTGATGTACTGCCGCCGAATCTGGCTGAGTTAGGGATACAAAGAAAGCATCCGATTAGTGCCGCCGATCTTGAGACTATCTGGCGAATCCCGGACTACCCGGTAATCACTCAGTATCTCAGGCTCTGCGATCAGTTGGGTTGGGAACCGTTTGGTGGCGGAACGCGACAGATTCAAGGCTCGCACTCACAGCCCGGATTCATCACTTCCGGCTACCGAGATGCGATCATTAACGGCAACAAGCACTCAGCGCATCGATATGCGTTGGCTCTCGATATTCACGTTGGAAATGCTCAGGCCCAGATTGCGGCAGCCCACAAAGCGGTTAACTATTTCAACCGAGTAGGATTGTATCCGGACGGCAGCTTTATCCATGTTGACTTGATGCCGTTCACTTGGGTCGAGATATACCGCAGGAAGCGGTTCTGGGTCACAGGAGCATCGAAAACAGTGTTCAGTTCAAATGATCTACGAGCTGCAATCAGTCATGTTGAACAACGGATGGCGAAAGGATAAAGGATGGAAAAGGTTTTGGAATTTCTCAAAGCTGTGCTGGACAAGATGCCAGCCAAAGCATTCGTAGCTATGTTCGGTATTGCTGCGCTTTGGTATCTGCCGGAGCAATTCGCGAGTATGGCCCCCATGAACTTCGGGATCGCGCAGGGTGGAATCATCTTCATTGTCGTCGCCCTGTTCTTCGTGAAGTTCCAAAAGAAAGGGTAGACCGATGCCAGCAAACACTGATGTTATTGTCGCCGATCTCGCTGTTTATTTCGGAACGCATGACGCCGAGAAGATCCTTGCTCGTGTCACGGCGGACCCGATTGGCGCATGGTTTGCCGGTGATCTCGGAAATCTCCTCAAGTATGCGGCCTATCACATAGACACGATGGGTCGTGACGCAGAGGGGCTATTGGGTGGAGAGAAA